TGCGTCCTGAGTAGCATCGACGGCGCGAGCAATATCCTGACCAGCATTCGCCATTGCCTCCGGCATTCCAGACATAACGGGCGAAGGGTTGAAGGTAGGAGCGCCGAGAGCATAGATCGGAGAAACGCCAGCCTTATTCGCATCAGCAACCGTCCACTGAATGCGATTTTTCATAGCCTGTTTCTGAAAGTCCATTTGAGCATCAGCCTCGGATTTCCCGAGAAGCCCGCCGATGATGTTAGCACCAGCTCCAATAATTCCACCGAGCAAAGACATTAGCAGGGTACCTCCGAATAAAAGTTGCGTGTGGGTAGGCGTCGACGAACGCCACGGCCAGCCTTGCCCTTGGCGAAGATGACTTCCTTCCGAACCTTCCGACGAATGCAGATGGCCACCTGTTTCGGAGCCTGAAAACCTACCGATATGGGAACCGATGAAAGAGAAGGAAGGAAGGGGCTCTGGAAGGAGGAAGAGGTACGCCCGCTTTGCGGGCTTGATACCCTCGCCACCAGACGGTGGCGGGGTATGAAGAAGCCCCGAGCTGAACGAGCGGGGCCTTCTGGGTGCCATTCGCGGCGATCTTCGAGCTCCTGCAGGATTGTCCGAATTCGTCCTGGGCGAATGGCGACGGGAGGACGGACTAGGCGGGCAAAGACAGACAGCCGGGGGCTAGCGCTGACAAGGGTAGCGCGCTGCCTTTCCATACGCGCCAGATACCGCCTCCTGATACGTGAAACCATTTCGTGCCTCATGGTTAACATTGGTGATTTGGTGTCAGTTGACACAGTGAGCATCAAGTAGCTCACTGGCAACGCGATTCGGGTTGCAAAAAAAACCCCCGGTACAACCGGGGGCTGCCAAGTTCTCACAGGTCAGTGTGACGGTTAGTCTGTATGGTCCTCCAGATCGCTTTGGGCGGGGTCTGGAGCGCCTTTCCCCTTCTTAGGCGGTTTGGGGCGCGGGGGAGGGTCGCGGCCCTCCTCCGCAGCCCTAGCGGCTTCAAGCCGCCTTTCCTCGAGCCGCTGCTCGAGGTGATAGTCCTCGTCGAATTCATACTGCGAGGGAGGCAGGAAGGATTCCGGATCATCGTCAATGTAGAAATCATTAGCCTCCTCGATAGTCTCAACGCCGGCGTTCTTGGCCTCCTCCGATACCTGGATGACCATCCGCCGAATTTGATCAGACAGAGATTCCCGACGAACGTAGCCGACCGGGGGCTCCATAGGACGAGCGTCGACGATCTCGCGCCCTTTCTCATCCAGCCGATGAGAGTTGATCTTGGGAGCCGAGACTTGCGTCTCGGTGGTTTCGATGACCTTCTCAGGAATTTTCATAGGGTCCTCCTTAGTAGATGAAGCTATTGCCCTTCGCCGAAATCAGGCGACGGGCTTGGATTGAATGCTTTGCCATTATCCAAAGGTTGTCAACCGATGGAACAGCGAAGATGCGCTCCGTGGGAGCGCAGCTGACGAATGTGCCGTTCAGAGCTGGTTGCGACCCGAAGATGCGGGCCATGTGCCAGAAGTCGAGAGTGGTACGGAACTCACCAGAAATGAGAGATTCGGACCGACGATACTCGTCATAACGGTCCTGATAGCCGAACACGCCATTGGGCGAAGCGTGCGCCGCGTAAACCTCCTTGTTGAGCACCTCCTGCTGACCGATGTGCTCCAGCTCCTTCTGCCAGAAGTCCTCCTTGGTGCGGCGATTCCAGTGACGGAAAAGACCATTCGCATAGACCGTCTTTGGACGAGCGGACATGAGCGTCATCACATAGCCGTGTTCCTCGAAGAACCGACGGTAGCGGTTAGAGCGCATAGCAGCCAGACCATGACCACGCAGAGTGCCGACGGGGTTTGTGCCTTCGGCAGTTTGCATGATTTCCGAGAACTGAATGACCTGACGGCCGCCGCCCAGGTACTCCGGCAGCTGAAGGCGGGCGTCAGAAGATTGAGCACCCAAGAACCGAAGATATTCGATGTAGCGCGAGCCATAGCGAGCACGGGCTTCCTCGTAACGCTGCAGAGCCAGAGCCTCGCGGAGAGCATTCACCGAAATGCCAGACACAGCCGAAAGATCGGCATAGATATTCGGGACACCCGGATTCGCCTGAGACAGGTTTATCATAGGCCGAGGAGCAGCATTCGCATCAGTGAAGCGGGCAGCCGGATAGTTAACAGTGCCGCCACCAGTCTCGATGACACTCTGGGAATTAGCTCCCGTATTATTGCCAGACGTCACGCCAATGCCCTTCACAGGTGCTGACGTACCAAGCGGAATAGTGACCGCGGGGCCTTTCTGCTCCCAAGGACGAGCCGAAGTGAAATAGTCCTTCTCCCAAGCACAGTTTTTTAGAGTCGTGTTTGTGGTCGTGTCCGGGCCATCGGTGAGATCGATCGTGAGAGCGGTCTCTAGATCCTGATCCCGATACCAGCTGTTCCAAATCAAGGCGTAAGCCCTAAATGGTAGGGCGGACACTTCAATATTGTTGACCCCGGTCGGCACGCCCAAGTAGTCAGCAAGAGAGCCAACAGCAGCGCCAGTCCCACCGCCGATGGTAATAGTAGGAAAAACTGAAGCATTCGTCCCATTCGGACCTCCTGTGATGAAATTCTCCCAATCATCCCACACCAAACGGTGGGGAACGAACCAATGGTGGATGCGAACATCGACACGATGCATGACAGGTGCCAGCTGGGGAGAAGCACGGACCAACATAGACGTTGCCTGCTGAACGGTATCACCGGGAAGTACCTCAGTGAGGCCGATAGGAACAAGTTCTCCCATGTCGCAGCTAAACAGCTTGTCATAGGAAAGCGAGTGTTTGGAGCGCTTCATATGCTTTTCCTTGGTTTGAAGATTCGGGCACGAGATTCCGCACGGTCAGTTTGCCCTTTGTTGACCGCCTTCACCGCCTCCTTGAAAGACGACGAATCATTGAATGCAGCTTGGCGCAGAGGCGACAATTCCGCCTGCGCCTCATTGAGTACCGTTTCAGGTGCCTTTGGATCCTTGCCGATGTGTTCACGCAATTTCCTCCGCATGTAGCGACCTAAAGGCAGTTGTTTCATGCCATGCCGAAGGCTGACAGGAACGTCAGCCTCCGTGGTTTCCAAATCGAACTGAAGAAGGGTCGAAGCGATCTCGGGAATGTAGTCGTGACCGATACCCGGGCGACGAGAGGACCGAGTGAATTCAGGGTGCCGACCATTGAGGCGGAGATCGGCGGCATGAGTCATCTTCTTGATTGTGTAGCCAGCCACATACTGGAAGCTGTCACTCTCGGCAGTGCCGCCGAAGATCTGGCCGAGGCCCCATGTTTCGTTAATCAAATCGCACTGGGGGCAACACTTGCCCGTCGTCATACTGAACCGAGAGTTTCCCCGATGGCACGACGGGTAGCCGAACAGAATAACATGGTAGTGGGGCCTCTGTGTCTGATCGCCATACTCGCCAACCGCAAAGAACCTCACCTTGACAGGAGACAGAGCCTTCCGAAGCCGTTTTAACCACAATTGCAAGTGCAGCGGCGAGAGTGTCTGCAATGTCTCGTCCAAGTCGTTCCGAATCGTGGGAACCATTGAGTCCGAATAAGTCAACGTCCAGAAGGAATTGTGCGTGTGCAGATGACTTTCCAAAATCATTCGATGTTGCCATTCTCGCCTCTTGTTGATTCGGCAGCACATACACTGACCGCAGGGATAGGGCATGAGGCCGAAGTGCCTCCCGCGAGGGTCCGGCCCCATGTAAGGGTTGCTACATTGCATCAGAAGCGGTTTCCAATGCGAAGCGGTCCTGTACCGGACCGACGAGAGCGCCGACGAGAGCGACGGCGCGGGACAGCGCGACGGCGAGAAAGTCTGCCGGGGCTGCGCCGCATTCGAGTTCTACGCCTCATAGTTTCACCTCCTTTCACCAGCCGGAAGAATACCGCCGACGCCGTGAGATTGCGCCAGAGGACCGCGAAGCCAGCAACTTCGCAATTTGTGATTCCATGAAAGCATTGATGGCAGCGGGCGAGGACCAATGTCCCGTGCGATCCCAGTTTGCCAGAGCGTCATTGGCGAGCCGATACATGCCGTAGACCTCCTGAGCAGCATCGCCATATTGATCAGCAATCGTCTGCGAGTTGGAAGTAGGACCAGTCACAAAATCCATAGGGCCACCATTGCGGCCCGGAACCTTAAGCACCATAGGACCCACATCAGGGTCGATCTTCACCTTGCCGACAGTACCAGAACCTTGACCCGGTATCAGTGCGGAGCCACCCGGAGCAGCCGGGGGAGACCCGGGTTGCCGGATTTTCGAGATTTGCGCGCCTAGAAGTTCATTCTCTAGGCCCATGCGCTGAATGTTCAGCGCTTGAATAGATTTCGTGTACGCCGAAGCCTTTTCGTT